ATGGCTGCAATGGCTAAAATGATGGGTGGCGGTGGAATGAAACCTCCTATGGGTGGTGGAATGAAACCTAGAATGGGTGGTGGAATGAAACCTCCTATGGGTGGTGGAATGAAACCTAGAATGGGTGGTGGAATGAAACCTCCTATGGGTGGAATGAAAATGAACCGTCGTAAAATGGGCGGGGGAATGTAATGTTACTGATCACAGAAGTAAATGATAATGTTAATCTAGTCACCGAGGAAGTAAATGGTGAGAAGCAATATCATATTGACGGCATCTTTATGCAAGCCGAGCAAAAAAATAGAAACGGTCGCGTTTACCCAAACAAAGTTTTGATGAACGAAGTCCAAAAGTATAATAATGAATATGTGAAACCCCAAAGAGCAATGGGAGAACTCGGACACCCCGAAGGACCGTCGCTCAACCTTGAACGAGTTTCCCACCTCATTAAAGAAATGAGAATTGATGGAAACGACATCTATGGAAAAGCAAAGATTCTTGATACCCCTTATGGCAAAATTGTCAAAAGTCTTATCGACGAGGGTGTGAAGATCGGTGTCTCTTCAAGAGGTATGGGTTCACTTAAAGAAAAAGGTGGCATTAACGAAGTTCAGGATGACTTCACACTTGCCGCTGTTGATATCGTTGCTGATCCATCTGCTCCTGACGCTTTTGTTCAGGGAATTATGGAAGGCAAGGAGTGGGTGTGGGAAAACGGTATTCTCACTTCACGCAAAATCGAAACAGTTAAGAGAAAAATCGAGACTGCTTCGCGTTCAGAATTAGAGGAGGCGAAGTTACTCGTGTTCGCAGATTTCCTCTCAAAATTATCCAGAGATAAATAAAAGGACAAGGAGAATCAAATGAGTCTTGAAAACGCTCTTGAAACTGCGAAACAAATCTTAGAAGAAGAACAAGGTATGATGGCTACTCCCGGAACTTCCGTTGAGAAGAAGAAAGAGGGTAGCGGTGATGCCGAGACTGCTGATGGCAAAGGTGCTGAATCCAGTGATGGTGTCACACCTATGTTTGCCAAGCCACTTGAAAAAGGTGAACTTGGTAAAACCCACTCGACCGATCTTTCTGATAAAGAAAGTGAAGAAGAGGGAGCCAAAGCAGAAATGGCTGGCAAGAAGGAACTCAAGAAAATGATGGCTAGTGCTGGAATGTCAGAAGAATTCGTCGAGAAGGCTTCTGAGATTTTCGATCACGCTGTCGATCTTCGTGTTGATCAAGTTCGTGACGAATTATCTAACGAATTTGAAACAGCAATCGAAGAACATAAAGATCATCTTGCAACCAAACTTGACGATTATTTGGCTTACGTTGTCGAAAACTGGATGGGTGAAAATCAAGTCGCTGTTGAGTCTGGTATTCGCTCTGACATTAATGAGTCATTTATGAGAGGTCTTAAGCAACTCTTTGAGTCTCATTACGTCACAATGCCCGAAGGAAGATACGATCTTGTCGATGGTTTGAACAATCGTATCGAAGCACTGGAAGATAAGTTGAATGAATCTGTTGAAAAGAACATTGAACTTTCCAAAGGTGTGGTGAAGGCTCAAGCCGAAGCAATCTACGAAAGCACAGCCCGTGATCTTTCATCTGTTGATGAAGAAAAGTTTAGAAAAATGGCTGAAAATGTTGATTTTGATAACATTGAAGAATTCACTTCTTCACTTCAAAATCTTAAAGAAAATTTCTTTGAAGGCGAAGATGGTGTTGTCACTCCAATGCTGACCGAAGAAATTCAAACCCTGAGTGAAGAGGAAGCAGAACAAGATACTGCCGCTGAAGTCACTCCTCAAATGTCTCGTTACACGGCTATGCTCAATAGAATGACAGATGCCGATTCAAATAGAACTCAACACTAACCAAGAAGGAGATTCCATAATGGAACAGTTATTAGTTGAAAATCTCAAAAAGAAATGGGAGCCAGTCCTTAACTGTGAAGGTATGAATCCCATCCGTGACAACTATCGTAAGAACGTCACGGCAATCTTGTTAGAAAATCAAGAAAAACTTCTCAGAGAAGAAGCCAACGTTGCTCCGGTCCCCGGTGCAAGCGGTTTTGTCGATACCCAAGGAACATTTAACACTGTTGCTGGTTTCGATCCCGTCTTGATCTCGCTCGTTCGTCGTTCGATGCCTAATCTCATCGCTTACGATGTCTGTGGTGTTCAGCCCCTTTCCGGTCCTACCGGCTTGATCTTTGCGATGAAGGCTAAGTTCACCAGCCCGACTGCATCGGATGTTCCCGAAGCACTGTTTGACGAAGCCCCAACCCAGTTCTCCGGAACCTCCGGTGGTGGCACTGCTGGTTCTGGTTTCCCAACCCTTGGTGCTACAGGCGACCCTCTCGGTGTTCGAGGTCTTACAGGATGGGGTGGTGATCCCACCGATCCCGAAAGCACTCTTTCGATGTTGTCTTACGGTGGTGCAAGCACCGCTGCTCTCGAAAACAGCACGTTCAATGAAATGGCATTCGTCATCGACCGTACATCCGTCGTTGCGAAGACTCGTGCATTGAAGGCTGAATACACCTCTGAACTCGCTCAAGACCTTAAGGCTATCCACGGTCTTGATGCCGAAGTTGAATTGGCAAACATTCTCTCTTCTGAGATTCTTGCTGAAATCAACCGTGAAGTGATTCGTACCATCTATCGTGGTGCTAAACTTGGCTGTCAGCAAGGTGACTTGAAATTCAAGAGTGGTGGCGGAGCCGCGTTTGGTCTTTCTGGTGGTCGTGATGGCGCACCAGCACAGCAAAAACAAGGTTCTACCGCAGACTTGGGTGGTATCTACGATGTCGCTAATGACTCAGATGGTCGTTGGTCTGCTGAGAAATTCCGTGGTATGATGTTCCAACTGGAGCGTGAAGCCAACGTGATTGCTAAGGAAACTCGTCGTGGTAAGGGTAACTTTATCATCACGACCTCCGATGTTGCTTCGGCTCTCGCAATGTCTGGTTTCTTGAACCTGACCCCAACACCTGATGTTGATCTCGATGTTGATGATACAGGTAACACCTTTGCCGGTACACTCAATGGTCGTATGAAGGTCTACATTGACCCATACTCCGTGTCCGGTGCTGATTACATCTGTGTTGGATATAGAGGTTCCAGCCCCTATGATGCTGGTATGTTCTACTGTCCATACGTTCCGCTGCAAATGGTTCGTGCAGTTGATGAAGACACCTTCCAGCCCAAGATCGGCTTCAAGACCCGTTACGGTCTTGTGAACAACCCGTTCGTGTCTGGTAATGGTCTTGGATCGAATGCCAACAAGAGTGACCCCCACTCTGCCGCTGCTGTTCGTTGTAACCAATACTACAGAATCTTCCGTGTTATCAACCTTCACGGCAACGCTTGATTCTGATTAAAAATTAAATACGCAAGATAGGGGAGTCGAAAGGCTCCCTTATCTTTTTGTACCTAAATAATCATATGGGTATTAACACTGTAGATTCAGATTCTATTTTTAACAACGATAATCAATTGCCCTCGATAACCGCTGGCTTTGCAGGTGCATCGCTTGAGTCTGGAGAGGATCGTCAACCTACAAATGTAAACTATTTGTATCAAACACTCTTCAAATTTGAAATCTTTCGTTTACCAAAAATGGAATATTTCATCCAGAGAGTTAATCTCCCGGGTTTCGGACCACAAGGCAATATAGAGCAACCAACTCGTTTTGTCGCAGCGAAGCATCCCAACTCGAAGGTAAGTTTTGAAAATCTTACAATGACATTTCTAGTAAACGAAGATATGTCTAACTGGCGTGAGATTTACGATTGGATGAGATCAATTTACCTGACAAAAGATCACAAAGACTATGAGAAAAAGATTTCATCACATTTTACAGATGGAACACTTCATATTTTGAATAGTGCAATGAATCCCAACTTACAGATTAGATTTAGAAACCTTTTACCCGTCAGCCTTACTGGGTTTGAGTTCGACTCATCGGTGACTGATATTACACCATTTACCGCTGAGATTACTTTTGCATATGATTATTACGAATTCGTCTGATTTCCTCTTGACACGCCCTTGGGGACACTTATAATCCGAGTGTCAACGAGAAAAAGGGATAAAGATTAATTATGGAACTAAATGAACTTAGAGTATTAGTAGAGCAAGATAGCCAGATCGACGATACCCAACTTGATACGGAATCGCTCAGACTGCCTGCTCTTCACAACAAATATCTTAACTTTTACCACGATGCTAAACTTCGTTATGAAAAAGCAACGAATGAATACAATCGTCTATATCGGCTCAAGTGGGAATACTACACAGGAAAGATTGATCAGGAAACCCTTGACAAAAAAGGATGGGAGCCTTTTCAACATAACATTCTCAAGCAGGATATTCCTATCTTTATGAATAGTGACGAAGACCTGTGTAAAAGAAAAGAAGTGATTACCTACATCAAGTCGATTGTAGAGTATCTCGAAGAAGTCGTGAAAGAGATCACCTTTCGACACACCAAGATCAAGAACGCGATTGAGTGGAGAAAGTTCTTGGGAGGAGCATAATATGAATGACAACGTTGAACTTGTAAAGCAAAATGATTTTTTTGGATTCCCCGTATGCGTTTATAGATTCAAAAAACATTCTGAATACAAAGATAAAATCATTGGATACTTAAATGAACCCGAAGTGGGATCAACATATTACAATGCCGGTAGCCATCTTCGCACTGATGGTATGACAAAGCCTTTCATCAAAAATAATCACGAATGTCTTTCTGATTTGAGAAATGCGATGCAGACGGCTACCGAACACTTTTACAAAGATATTTTGAAAGCAGAATTGTCATTGGATACTTCAACTAAAAATAAATCATATGGTGTAGAAAGTGAGCCAAGCATCACACAGTCTTGGGTAATTAGAGTTCCTGCTCAAGTAAGTCAAATACCACAATCACCAATGGAACCCCATCAGCATTTTTTATCGCCTGTCTGTGGTGCGTACTATCTCAAGTTAAACAAAAATGCAAATACTACTGGAGGCAATTTACTTTTTGTGAATCCTTCACTAAATTCATATGAAAATCAAGGAAACTTGTCTATTCTAAATGACGTACTAAAGTGCGATGGCATTCAAAGAACTAAAATTCAAACTGTTAGTGAGGGTGATATCGTTTTATGGGCTGGCGTATTGGCACATACCATTGAACCCATATCAAATATGTACGATGAGAGAATATCAATCATTATGAACTCTTGTCCCAATCCATTATCAAACAATACTTCAAATTATGTTTACAACATCACTCCCTTTTATAAGGAATAAATAATGTTGTATGCCCGATTACACGATTGAGGACATTGATTCTTCAAATATCAAAGTCCGCTGTGAAAGACATCTTGCCAAGGAACTCTCTGACTTCTTTACCTTTAAAGTTCCCGGAAGAGAGTTTATGCCAGCGTATCGTGCAAAGAGGTGGGACGGGCAGATCAAACTCTACAATCTGTATTCGCAACGTATCTACGCAGGACTTGAAGCCTACATTCTCAAGTTTTGTCAGGAACGCAACTACACAGTAGAATTACCAAAAAGAAATTCTCCACCAGCCTTCTCAGAAACCCACCTAGAATCGCTTCTGAGCGGTTTGAATATTTCAATTGGTGGGAAGTCGATTGATCCTCACAAGCACCAGAAAGAAGCCATCCTACACGGTATGAATACAAACCGTTGTTTGTTGTTATCACCAACAGGATCAGGCAAGTCTTTGATCATTTATACGCTTCTAAGACACTATTTGAATCTGATTCCAAAGGAACAAAAAGTTTTAATTATCGTTCCGACTATCGGACTCGTTTCTCAAATGTTTTCAGATATCTGTGATTACGCAGGAAAGGACACAAAATGGAATCCAAGAGAACAGACACACCTAATGTATGCCGGAAAAGAAAAGAACACAAAGAAAAGAGTGGTTATTTCAACTTGGCAGTCATTACACAAACTACCGCCAGAATACTTTCAGCAGTTTGGAGCAGTCTTTGGCGACGAAGCGCACTTGTTCAAATCGAAGTCGCTGAGTTCAATTATGACCAAACTTACCCGTTGCCCGTATCGCATCGCAACGACAGGAACACTCGACGGAATGCTCACTCACAAATTAGTGATTGAGGGATTGTTTGGTCCGGCTAAAAAGATTATCACAACAAAAAAGTTGATGGAAAAGAAGTTGCTTACCAACTTGACTATTGACTGCTTGCTGCTAAAATACTCCGGTAGCGATAGACAGCGGATTAGAAGAACACCGTATCAAGATGAGATAGAATGGCTCATCACTGACGAAAGACGAAACAAGTTTATATGTGATTTAGCCGTAAAGACAAAAGGCAACACACTCATACTGTTCCAGTTTGTGGAGAAGCACGGAAAGGTTCTAAACGAAATGCTAAAAGATTGTGGAAAACCTGTGTTCTATATTCACGGCGGAACTGACGTTGAGCAGCGTGAAGAAGCCCGTAAAGTTGCAGAAACAATTGACAATGGAATCATCCTTGCATCCTATGGAACATTTTCGACCGGCGTGAACATCAAACGCCTAAATAATATTGTGTTCTCATCACCGTCAAAGAGTCGGGTCAGGGTGCTACAGAGTATTGGAAGACAACTTAGAAAGTCTATTCACAAAAGCACCGCACGACTCTACGACATCTGTGATGACTTGTCGTGGAAAAAGTATCAGAATCACACTCTTCGTCATTTTATAGAACGTAAAAAGATTTACGACGCTGAGAAGTTTGACTACTCAGTGATCTCAATACCACTACAGGGAGAACGGAATGAGCAAAACCCCCTTCAAGATTCTTAAATTGAAGAGCGGCGATGATATCGTTGCACATCTGATTAAAAATACAAAAGAGTTTATTCGTCTTGAGCGTCCGATGCTCCTCAAAGTGATGCACTACGTTGATAATCTCAGCGGACAAAAAAGAGAAACAATCGTTCTGGTTGACTGGCTAAAAGCAACCACATCCAATCACATTGATATTCCGAGAGATCACATTCTTGGTATTTTTGATTGTGATCCAGACATTCTTCAAGCCTATGAATTTCAAAAGAAACTTGATGACAATCCCCAATTAGGATTTAAGATGGATGACCCGAGACAAATGAAACTTCCCTTCGGCAAAAAGCCACAAACCCCTCCTCCGAATATTGATAATATCTTGAAGATCGTCGCGGCAAAGATTGAAGATATGAAAAGCCATATCGACAAAGAAATGGATGACCGAGATATTGAAGAAGCCCTAGAGGCAATGGGAATGGACCCAGAATCAATCAAGGAAATCATCGACGATGACGATGTAGACGTTGACGTTGAAATGATCGACAACAAAAACCGAAAAGATTATGGAGAATCTTTTATGGATTGGTCGCCAAAATTGGATGATTACTTGACATAAGAATAAAAGAGTGTAAAATTTTATTATGGCGAAGAACAGTGATCACTACATTGACAATAAATTATTCTACTCAGAAATGATTAAGTGGAAAGATCAAGTCAAGAGTGCAGAAGAGACAGATGACCCCAAACCACCAGTGACCGAATATATCGGTCAGTGTTTTCTTTTGATTGCAGAGCGTTTATCCACTCGCCCAAACTTTGTAAATTATCCGTTCCGAGAAGAAATGGTTGGAGATGCGATTGAGAACTGTCTGATGTATGCAGGCAACTTTGATCCAGATAAATCCAAGAACCCGTTTGCATATTTCACTCAGATAACGTATTATGCTTTTCTCAGAAGAATTCAACGCGAGAAAAAACAAGATCATATCAAATACAAACTAATGGAAGCAGCAGACGCAAAGGGTGAACTGGCTGCGATTCTTGATCCCGATGGAGCAAACAAGAATCCATATGCTGCTCACCTCAGACTGACTGATAACGATATCGTAAATATGGAACCGAAGAAGAAGCGAAAGAAAAGAGCCAAAGGTTCTACAGGCGACGGAGAGTTATTTTGAAGATTGCAATCATCACCGACACGCACTTTGGTGCAAAAGGTGATTCCCAGATTTTCTTAGAACACACATTCAAGTTTTTTGAGGATGTGTTTTTTCCTACGATCAAGGAGCAGGGAATCACAAACGTTTTGCACTTGGGTGATCTGATGGATCGCCGGAAGTATGTGAACTTTCACACGCTTCATCAAATGCGAACTCGGTTTATGGATCGTCTGCTTGCTGAAAAAGTCAACGTTCACTGTATCGTCGGCAATCACGACACCTACTTCAAAAACACAAACGAGGTGAACTCTCCCAAAGAGTTGTTTGGTGATAAGTATCCAAACTTTCACATCTACACCGATCCTGTAATCTTAGGTCTTGGCAACAAAAACTTTGCTTTGGTTCCGTGGATCAACAAAGAGAATCAAGATGACATCTTAGACTGGATCAAAACTGTAGATGCTCCGATTCTTTGTGGACACTTTGAACTTGACGGTTATCAGGTGATGAGAAACGTGAAGCATACCGGCGGGCAAGATCCTAAATTTTGTGATCGTTTTGATAAAGTTTGGTCTGGTCACTTTCACCAGAAACACGAAGAAAACAATGTCTGTTACTTCGGCACTGCCTATCAGATGACCTTTTCTGATCTCTTTGAGAAAAAAGGTTTTCACATTTACGACACAGACACCGATGAGATTGAGTTTGTAGAAAATCCTCATCGTATTTTCTTTGCGATTCCGTATCGTGATAATATTGATATTGACGCAATTGACTACAAACAATACAAGAAGTCTTACGTCAAAGTCTTTGTTCACGAAAAGAAAGACCCTGCAAAGTTTGATCGGATGCTTGAGCGAATCTACGACCAAGCACCAGAGAGCGTGACGTTTCTTGAAAACGAAGCCAATGACCCCGTTGATGATGCAGCCATCGACGAAGAGGCTTTGTCCACCGATACCTTGACAATTATCAATCAGCACGTTGATGAGGCATTTAGAGATGACCCCGATGAATGCAAGCGATTGAAAGAAGTGTTTAAGGATTTGTTCCTTGAAAGTTTTGATTTATGATTGAATTCAAAAAGATTAGACTGAAAAATTTTGGCTCCTTCGGTAATCACTTTACTGAGATTGATCTGAACCGTCACCGCACCACTCTCGTCAGTGGACTCAACGGACACGGCAAGTCTTTTGCACTGCTGGACTCCATCACGTTTGCATTGTTTGGCAAGCCGTTTCGTAAAATTAACATTCCACAACTGGTGAACTCAGTCAACGAAAAGGACTGCGTGGTTGAGGTTGAATTCAACATCGGTGATGATGAGTATATGATTCATCGTGGACTCAAGCCGAAGAAGTTTGAGGTTCACAAAAACGGCGAGTTGTTGGATGTCATCGCACGATCAAAAGATTATCAAAAGATGCTGGAGGATCAGGTTCTCAAGATGAACTACAAGTCTTTCACGCAGGTGGTGATTCTGGGTGCTTCGGCGTTTGTTCCGTTTATGCAACTGTCAGCCGCAGATCGTCGGACGGTGATTGAGGATATTCTTGATATTCAAGTGTTCTCAAATATGAACTCTGTGCTAAGAGACAAGACCTCGGCTACCAAAACAGAAATCAACGAAATCACAAGACAACTTTCTATTAACAAAGAACGTGGAACTGGTCTGGTGAATCTGGTCAAATCTCTGGAGAAGAAGAGCGACGAACAACTGGTGACGCTTAACGAAGAACTGAGTGTCGCAAATCAAACCAGAGGTTCCGCAGAAGATGAGATCACGGCATTAGATGATAAGATTTCGGAACTTCTTTTAAAAATCTCCGATGAGAAGACAGTCAACCAGCGTATTCAAAAGTATTCACAAGCAAGAATGCGTATGAATCGTGAGATTAAAGAAAATGAAAAGAATAGTAAATTCTATACAGATCACAAAAACTGTCCCACCTGCCACCAAGAAATCTCAGAGGAGAGTCGGGCAGAAGCCACAGCCAAAGCAGATAACACGATTGATACTCTGAACACTGCGTTGGCTGAACTAGAGGAGATGGAGCAGAAGCAGATTGAGCGAAGCAACGAAATCTCAGAGGTTCAAAAACAAATTGAAGATTTGAAATCTGAAAGAATCGCTCACATCACCACGGAGAGAAACGCTCG